CGAGTTTAAGATATCGCACCGCATCGAATATTTCCGCGGGCTTTTCCGCCTCTTTGACGGCGCATGACCGTCTGACCTGAATCCGCCTAAAACGGGCCGGTGGCCCTGCTTTAAACCCGCCGGCTCGACCTATCCGAGCCGGCCCTCGATTGGGGGTAATCGCTGGACGGATGTGGGAGAAACTAGGGGGCGAGTTTGGGGGTTATTCTGGGTGGATATGGTTATCGATTGGAGGAGCCCTTTTGATTCGCGCATTGCACACCAAGCACGGCACCTTGTGGTCAACCGTGAAGGAGACAGTGACCGGCCTTTTCATGGCGTATTTCCTGACGACGCCGGTCATGATCGTCGCCGATCTTCCTGAGGATGCGGAGATTGGCGTGGCCTTCTGCCTCGGACTCTGGGGTGGGAAGCTGCTGGTGCTTACGCTGGAGGCTAAAAGCATCGGCGATCTTATCAAGGCCTGGCGGGCCAGGTGACATGGCGGAAAATGGCAAGATCAATTGGAGCGCTATCGCTGCAATTCCGATCGCGATAGCGGTCATCGGCGTCATCTTCTCCGCGGGTGCGCGGATCAGCCGGCTGGAATCCAGCGTCGAGAGACTGTCAAGCCTCGGCACGGATGCTCGGGTGGTGCGGCTGGAGGCAATGGTAGACGAGCATGAGCGGCTGCTGGTGCGGCTATACGAGCGGCTGCGGGAGCTCGAAGAGCGCACGCGCAACGGCGGCCCGCAGTAAGCTTTTATGGCGATTGAGCAAAAACACTTCGTTACGATCGCCATCGCGGCCATTCCGGTCGTGCTGACCATCGGCGGCATTCTATTCTCGGCCGGGATGAATTACGGCGCGTTTCAGTTTCTTGCCGACACCACCAGCAAAGCCGCCACGACGCAGAGCGAGAGCCTGGAGACGCTGGCGGATTATGTGCGGGCGCAGATTGTCGAGCGCGAGGCTAAGTTTGCCATAGCCAATGAGCGGCTGGTCAAGCTGGAAAGGATCGCGGAATCCACCGCGCAGATTCTCGACGGGATACAGCGGCAAACGGAATTACATAACGTGGACGACAAGGCCACGGAAAACCGCGTGGAAAGAATCCAGGTCGTCCAGGAAAACGTGGTCAAGGCGATCGAGCGCATTGTTACCCACTTAGAATCTGAGGACGGAGGCAAGCGGCTGCCGTTTACAATCCCCGACGCCGCGCCGCGGTAATCGGATTAAGATTGACACCTATCCCTATCCATAGGATGGTTGCATGACGCACACACAACCAATCCTAAGGAGTTACCTGGTGAAATCCCCGCTGATCGCCGGCGCTACCGTGGCGGCGCTTATTGCCTCCGCTTCCATGGCGCCGGCATTCACGCCGGTTGTCTTCGCGCCGATGGCATTCTCCTGGATGGCCATTCAGAATATCCAAGCGCGTTGGTTTTGCTCCAACTGCGGCAAACAGCAGGCCAACGACTTCGGCAACTACACTCGGGCCAGCGGGCCCCGGACCGGCTCGTGGAGTTGGGACGCTAACGGCGGTCAGGGCGGCTACGTGCACTGATGGGCGACATCGCCAAGAATTTCAGCCGCGACGAATTCCAGAGCCGGGACGGCGCGCCGGGATACGACAGCATCGACGCCGAGACGCTGCGCATTCTGCAGGAAATCCGGGATCACTTCGGGCGGGCGATCGTGGTGCTCTCCGGCCACCGCTCGCCGGCGCATAACAAGGCGGTCGGGGGTGCCGTCAACTCGCAGCATCTCTACGCGCGGGCGGTCGACATCGCCATTGCCGGCCACGATCCCGACGAGGTCGCCGGCTACATCACCAAGGCTTACCCGAGCGTGAGTGTCGGCCGATATAACACCTTCACCCACTTCGATACGCGCACCGGCGGGCCTGCCTACTGGGACATGCGGACGGAAAAACCGCCGGCAGAGGTGGAGGCAAAGCCCGCGCGGAAGCCTCGCGCCGATCGCGGTACCAAGCGGCGTCGCGTGGCGCCGATACGGGTGAAAACTGAAAGGATTGCCAAGTGACGATGAATCCTAATCCGGGCGGACCTGCCTCGACTGTCGCCGTCCAGATCACTTCGCAGCCGACCAATAAAGTCAGGGCGGCACTGGATCAGGCCGCGCCGCTGGGTGCTGTGCTAGCGGGTGCCATTGCCGGCTATGGTAACGACAAAATTCGCACCGTGCTAATCGAGCTGGTGCCATACCTGCAGGCGAAGCCTAACGCCGTCGACTTCCTAATTTTCGTGTCAGTCACGGCTCTAGTCTGGTTTGCCGTAAACTGGCGCGGGAAGGCGGCGGCTTACCCTGTGCTCGACGCTCCCAATCAGCCGATTGCAACCGAGCCGCAGCCGGTGCCGGCAGCGTTGCATGTGGCTCTGGAGCGGCCGAATCGTCCGGTCTGATGCGGCTTGCCCTGCTGCTCGTCCTGGCCGGCTGCTCGAGCGGTCAGCCGGGCGAGTCCTTCATGGATAATCTGTTGATGAGCCCGGCCGAGCGCTGCCAGGAAGCGCGGGAGGCCTATGCGGACATCCTAGAGCCGACGATCGAGCACCAGGGCCTTATGCTGGCCGCCTGCGCGCAGCATATTTCCGGAGGCTGACTATGGCCCCCATGCCACCGATCAGCAGCCAGCCGGCGGCGGGCAGGGGCACGGGCTCAACGCGCAGGATCGCGCCGCGGCCGTCATCGCTGGAGATGTTGAGCTCGCCGCGGGGAGCGCCGTCCAGGGTGGTGAGGAAGAGATACGTCTGCCAGTGGTCATGGCCGAAGTCGATGTCGACTAGCCAGCGGTCTGGGGCGTTAAAGAAGGTCCCGCCGAAGTCGCCTATCACCGGGCTAATCGTCGTGTTGGCTGGGGAGAAAGTTTCCCCTCCGAAGTCGACGCGCCAATCGGTAACGGCATCGGCGACGCGGAATTGCGTCGCCGGAGCGAAGCCGGCCGGCTCGATGTCGATGAAGGCCTGGAAGCGCTCGCCTTCGGTCATCCCGATCGATGCGCATGAGCCATCGTTTCCGTCGGGCAGGTTGAATTGATAGCAACTCCCGGAGATGTCGAGGCGCGCGGCCTGCGCGGGCAGTGCGGATAATGCGAGTAGGCTAACGGCAACGAGATGCTTCATGCCCTGCGGCGCTCCAATGGACCAGACGGGCGAGTATGCGGGGCCAATCTAGCACGGTTTGCGAGTGGGTAAAATGCTGCCTAAAAGGCTAGGCGTTTAGGGGAAAATGCCGCCAATCTGGCGCGCGATCGATCGATCGCACCAGCGATTTGCCTAGCCAATATGGCCAGAAAACCGTGGCCAGAAAACCCCAGTCGCATTCACAAGCTGCGACGAAGCCACCAGCATATACCACCGTCGCCAATACAATCATGGTCTAAACCTCCAGGCGGGGCGGGGATGCTGCAGCCGCTCCCACTGCGGCGTCCACACCGGGCGGGCTAAGTAGCGCTTGAGCCAGACGATCATTCCGGCGGCACCGCGGCAATAGTGCGAAGGAGGAGATTGTCTGATAAGGGGTTTTCCCCCCGGTACTTAGTCAGCTCGCCAACGAAGACCAGATCATCCCACTTGCCGCAATCGGACCCGTCCGCCCGGCGGGAAAGGCAGGTGATGCTTTCGACCTTGTCGTTACGGGTAAAGTACGGGACATGCCCGAATTCCTCGGCGGCGCTGGCGCTGTAAAAACCGTAAAGGATGTCTTCAGTGTGGTGGGTCATTCCCTGCCTCCTATGGTCTGGCGTTTGATCTGCGCCACCGCCGCCCGGGTGGGCTCGATGTAGTCGGTGTCCAGGCCATACTTGGCCCGCCACCACCTAGGATGCAGGTGCAGCTCGTCGTGGTGCGGCTTGCATAGAGGGATCGTGTCGAAGTCGCTGGCGCGGCTCTGCGAAAACCTGCCGTGAATGCAGTGGTGGACCTGGACGCCGTGGCGGCTGCAGCAGACGCATGCCACTTGCGCCACGAAGTCCATGTAGCGCTTGGCCTCGGCGGTCCCGCGGATCGGCTTCTGTGGCTTCGGGGCGGCGCTCATGCCGCGGCGTCCTGCACTAGCGCATCGCAGAAGGCGAGCACATCAGCCGTGCTCTGTTGGAAGTCGGCATTCCCCATCGCCTTTACGCTCTGGCTCTTCGCGGTGTAGCGGACCACGGTCGCACCCTTCGCCAGGACAATGCTAAACTCATCAATCGGGCGCATGAATGCCGCCACGCGCTGCGCCTCGGCGTCACTCTTGCAGACAAGCGTTGTGGTGTCGCAGTAGCCTTTTTTGATTAGCGCGTATTTTCTTAGGTGCTCGGTCGACTGCGCCCATTGCTCGGTCGCATAGCGCTCCGGGAGGGTATCCCATAGGTCCGCGAGGGAAGCGAAGTAGGCACGATGTGAGCGGGCGCTGCGCTCGTGCTCGGCGTGCATTATCACAAGCTCGCCTTCGCCGAATTGCTCGGATGCGCGGCGGGCGTGAAACGGCGTGCTCGGCACGAAGGCGCGGCCATCCCATATGGCGGCGATCAGGTCGGTCATAGCATCCGCCAGCACTCAAGCAGCGCATCGGTCACGGCCGATGTGCCGCTGAGCGAATAGGTCATCACGCGCCGGCCGTATTCGTCAAACAGGGCGATGGCGCTCCCGCGCTTGAAGTGACGCATGAATTCCGCCGAGAGGTCGGTGACGAATATCGAGCCGCCATCGAAGGTCGCAGGCGCCTCGTATCGCTGATAATCGATGTCGACGAAGATCGTGCCTTCCGATGGGGTGAAATCCCAGCCGCTGGCGACGAATTGAAAGTTGAGCGTTTCATTCCAACTGTCTGCCCAGACACGCATTTTCGTGTCGTCGGTTTCGCTTCCGGCGCGGCAGCTTAAGGTGCCATCATCCCAATCGACGAGGCTGACAGACCATGCGCCGTGCTCATACATCAGCGTCTCATCGGCGGCAGCAGCCGGGAATGCGATGAATGCTGCGAGTGCGGCGGCGGCGAGTTTCATGCGGCGCTCCTCAGGGTTTGCAGGCGGTTAATTTTCGCTTTCATTTCCAGGATAAACAGCTTCACGGCATCATTGATTTCGGTAATTGCGGCATCGTCGCGATGAATGCGGCGGATGAATAGCTGCAGGTCGCCAGGCATTCTGGGGTCATACGAGCAAAAGTCACAATACGACCGGCCGGTGCATGCCATTTGAAACTGCATCTGCTTGACGTAGCGGTCGGCGACCTCGCCCGAGAGCAGGGTTTCAATATGGGTCGCGGTGTTGGGCGCCTTTAGCTCGACCAATCCATCATCGCCGATCATGCCATCGGGCGAAGCATGCGCTCCGTCAATCGTCGGGTGCCGCACTAGGCCAATCTCGGTGACGTCGACGTTTGCCATGAAGGCATAAGCGGCGCGGGCCATCGGCTCACAATCTACGCCCCATCTCATTGCTTCGTTGGTGTAGCTTTCCTGTGGCTGTCCGGTCATGCGCTCGGCGATCAGCCTAGCCATCAGGTTAGCCCGGCTCGAGCCGTAGCCTGTCTTCGTCCGCGCCATCAGGTCGGCTATTGAAGACGCCCCTACGCTGCCGCAGCGAGCTAGCTTCCATTCTTCCGACCCCTGGATCATCGCTTCACCTTCAGAATCGCGCGGATGTCTGCGGCGTGGAGGTGCAAGTCAGTCACGCGCTTTTCGGCATACTCGGCACGGGCCTGCCACTTAACCTGATCGGCTTCCATCTGGCGGATGATGTCTTGCAGCGTGCCGTTGACCTGCTGCATCTCTAGCAGGCGCCTATAAAGCTCGCTGGGCGAGCGGAATGTGGCGTTGCAAATCTTCCACTCTCTCTTAGCCACTGGCCTTTGCCTTTCGCTGCATAAGGAGCGCGCGGGCCGGCTCAAACAGCCGCGCCGGGAGCTCGTGCAGGTCTTCAATCCCGTAGATGCGCAGGAATTTCTCGTCGCTTTTCGTTTCCGTCATCAGGTCGTTAAGCTGGCGGAATTGCTCTACGTCGATGGCGGGGTCCTTGCCGATCGCCTGGCCATCGTCGTCTCGCTCCGAGGACAGGCCCAGCGCGGCCTTCAGCGTGTAGCGCTCGAGGAAGGTCACGCCGGAGCCGATGGCCTGGTATGGATTCTTGCTGCCGGTCTGGTCCGCCGCGGGGCCGATCAGCGTGGTTGGCTCCGAGTGGCCGTCCTGATGCGATAGAATGCAGGTGACCGCCATCCCGGCGGCGTCCTGATTGATGCGGAAGCGGTAGCTGAGCCCGAATTCGGCAAGGATCGGATCGACGATGCGGGCGATCGCCGAGAGCGTTTCGTATTGGTATTCGGTGCGGCTGCTGCCGCTTTTGCTGTCGAAGCCAGCACGGCCATCCTTGACGATCGGCGGGATCTTCGACTTCGCCTGACTTACCGCGAGGTCGAAAGCCTTGCGTGCTTCCGTGGCGACAAGGCGATCGCGCAAGTCAATCAGGGCCACCATCTTTTCGACGGAAACGTCTGGATTGAGCGCAATCGCCATGATGCGATCCACCGTGCTCTGCTGCTCGGTATCCCGCAGCTGCAGGCGAGCGGCTGGCTCAAAATGGGCTGTGTGCATCGGCGGCGGGTCTTTAGGCATCAGTAAATCTCCTCTACGATTTCGGCGGCGCGGTGCTGTCCGTGCTCTCGCAGGATGGCGGCGATCACCGCTAAGGTTTCATCCGGCGTCTCGGTGCTGTGGTAGAGCCCGAAGAGGGCAGCGAAGCGAGTGGCTCCGAATGCGCGATCCTGGCCCTCGTCGTAGCCGGCGCGCCATGCGAAATGCTCGCGACGATTGCCCTCGGTTTGCCTCAGATAGACCGTCTTCACCTAATCCACTCCATGATGCTGTAGGTTGCCCAGACGAGGCCGATCCACAGGCCGATGCCCAGCGGGACGGCGATCAGGATGCCGCGCATTGGAGAGCCCCTGCGTCGCTTCATCGCCCGTCGTCACCTTCGGGGACTGCCGTTGCCTCGACGCAGTCGGGGCAGATCGGGTCGAGCGCGTTGCCGCCATTCTCAAATTCCTCGCCGCACCTGCAGCAAATGCGGGAGCAACGATGCGGGAGGCTCCAGTGGCTGATCGTGTACCATTCGCCGCACTTGTGGCACTCGGCTTGGCCATCCTCGACCACGTCAAGGCCTTCGCCGCAGTTGCCTTCGATCCACTTGTCGAGGCCGGCGCCGAAGATGTGGCCGCGCTTTAAATCCCGCATGGCTGGGCCTTCATCCACTGGTAGAGCGCCGGCGAGCTCGCATCCAAGCCGGGAAACCGGAGCAGGATTTCGCCGCCGCAGGGCAGGCGCGGCGCGGGGGCGCCGGCGCGGATCGGGAGGAAATTGCGATTGTAATCGTAAGTGCTCGGAGCAGTGCATCCGCCGCACATGGTCCCGCCGGAGGGATACCATCCCCATGGGCTCGGGTGACCACGCAGCGCCGGCAAGCCGTAGCGCTTGACCGCTCTTTCCTCGCCTATGATCCTGGCGGGATCGATCAGCGCCGAATTGCGGTGCGCCCAGTAGCTTCGATTGGGGGCATTGTCATAGACGAGCTGGGCAAATCCATATGGGATATCGCCGCTGCCGATCGACGGGTCAGCGTCGGCGTAGTACGTGCCGCCGCAGGCATTCGTGCACCCGTCGCGATAACTGTCAGTGGAGAAGCCTGCCGCTCTGGGCAGGGCGGGGCCTGCGATGGCGACCAGTGCGGCGGCGAGTGCTAGTGCTCTCATTCATTGCGTCCTTTTCTGGGGTAAGCGGCCGGCCCCTTGCGGGGGGTGGATGCTTATGGGGTCGGCCGCCCTAGGCACTCACTGGAGGGTCACTCGTTACGCACGCAAAACTTTTAGCGGGGGCCGCTGTTGACGGTGCCGCCGTTGGAGAAGTTGGACTTGGCCGGGGGCGAGGACACCTTCGTCGATCCGCCGTTGGTGAAGGTCGAGCGGTAGCTGTAGCCGTGCAGTCCGGCACGCGCCCGCTGATAGCCGCCGGTGGACATGCCGGAAAGATTGGCTCGGCCCGCGGCGCGGCTGTCGGCAAGGGAGCCGCCGGCATGGGCTGGCATGGCCAGCGTCATCGCGGCAAAGGCTGCAGTCATCAGAATTTTACGCAAAGTCATCTCCTATTGCGGTAGCCCCTCGGCTCCGGGCGTCGCATCACCGATGCGCCAGCCGCAGGCGATGGATCAGAGGAAGGTCAGGATCAGCGCGACGCCGAGCATCAGGCCGATCGCGACGGGGTGGGCGGCGAGGAGGGCTTTCATTTGTCGGCCCAATCCTCTGCAGCCTCACGCAGACGATCCACGGCATTCTTGCTTAGGCGGTCGAGGGCGGCCAGCAACTCATAGACATCGCCGTCTTTGATTTCCTTCCGCAGGGCGGCTGCTAGGGCTTCGCGGGTCATCATCATCTCCTCTTGTCCCTCCCTATGTGCACCCTGCAATCGCTCCCGTCAAGCGGAAAAGCGGGCTTGACTAAATGAGTTTGCATCGCGCACAATGCGCCCATGAAGGACCATCGAGCCATGTTTGAGCTGCGTCTGCGTCTCGGATGGGATCAATTCCGCATGGCCGAGCACCTGGGGATCGACCGCGCGACGGTGTCCAGGCTTGAGCGCGGGCTCAATCCGATCAGCGGGCCGGTGTCGAAGCTGCTCGACCAGCTTGAGCAGATCGCGCCAAGAGCCAAAGCATCATGAGATTCCGCGCGGCTCCAACGTCGCAATTCCGCGGCGTCCGCGCGGATAGCCAAGCCCGGAGCACCCCGACCCTTTTACCTCCGGGCTTGGCACTGTCGTCCCGTCCGATCTCCCTGCCCGGGACGGACGGAAGGCCGGACGCAGCGGCGACCCTGCGAATCCCTCGACTGGCCGGCGGCTTCCCAGCTGCCGGCCGTTTTTGACATGACACCGGAGCGGCACGCGCACCTCTGCGCAATCGCCAGGCTTCCGCGGCGCATATCCGATGAGACAAAGGCAAAGCGGGCGGCGGGGTTGCGCGTATGGTGGGGGCTGTCGACGCTCACGGTGCAGCAGCGGGCCGACTACGACGTCTTGAAGGTAAAGGGCAAGATGAGCCGCTCCGAGGCGCTGCGGGCCATCGGGCGCGCCGACCTGGTGCGCGAATGAAATTCCACCGCCGCCCTGCGCGCTCGCGTGAGCCTAACCCGCCGCGCCTGACGGGATCGAGGCAGGCCGACGAGCTCATCCTCGATGCGCTTTACCTGCGCGATCGGGGCTGCCCATTCCGAGCCGTTGCCGAGCGCATCGGGCACGCTTCGGTGCCTGGCCTGCGGGGCATCCTGGCGCGGGTGCGGCATGACCTCGAGGAGTCCGAGGCATGATCTGGCAGCGCCACAAGCCACAGCCGCATGTCGTCCTGCTGCGCAAGATCGTCAACGTCGACGCCGGCCGGGAATCCAACCGCAAGGCCTCGCTGGCCAAGTCGATGCTGCCGAAGGGCATGCAGCCGGATCAAATCGCGTGGGCCATGCGGCACCGCACCGACCCGGAGGCCGAGACGATCCTCGGCTTTGCGGCAGAAGGGCCGATCGTGCTCAAATGGTGAATTGGTGATCCGCAATCTCGAAGCCTTCTTGCGGCACAAACCAGCGGGGTTTGACGGCGTGTTTGATTGGGATTGGTGCCAGCCCTGCCTCAAGAGCAGGAGCGGCGATGGAAAGGGGCCTATGGACTTCGACGGGGTGATCGAGCGCAACGGGCAATTCCTGGTGTTTGAAACCAAGGACCCGGGGAAGGAAATACCGGAGGGGCAGGAGCGCACGCTTAGGGCGGCGCACGCCCTCGGGCAATTCACCATCATGTTTATCTTTGGGAAGGACGTCCCGCAGTTTGGTCAAATCTGGTGGGCGAAAAGCAAGCGTGTGGATGAATTCGAGGGCCTCGACGGGGCCAAGGCGCTGGTTTCGCAGTGGTGGAAATGGGCGGATTCGATCTGCCCTTTGTGAATGAATCTTGACGCTGGCCACTATCGGGTAAAGAGTGGTCGGCGGGGGAGGTCTGGAGGGACCTCGACCCCGCCTTAGTCATCAATGCGAAAGGCCTCGCATGACTTACGATAATTTAGAGCATCCTGATATCGTCGGCAAGACCCATGCCAACGACAAGTCAACGGGTGTTGACGATTGGCAACAGGTTGGCACGATCGCCGATCGGCTGGTGACGGCGTGGTCGAATGTCGAGGCTCGGGAGGAGGCCGGCAATCTCGCGGCCTGGACCACCGAGCGACAGCGATCGCTGATCTTTCAGGAGATGTGGATCAGGGCCTCGCACGACTGGCGCATCTGGGCGCTTGATTGGGTGATGACGAGCCAGGCCAAGCGCGGCATCGAGCGGCACCGCCAGGCCGAGGACGAAGCCGGTGGCGCGGAATGAATCTGCAGGAAGCGATCGACCTCGACATCGGCGACAGGTCCGCCCGGCTGGTATGGCTCACGCTTCACTTCATCGCCAAGGGTGCCGACAAATGCTCTTGCTCGGTGGAAGATATTGCACTGCACACAAGCCTTGCAAAGCGGACGGTGCAATACGCCATGGTCGAATTGGAGCGGCTGAAACTGGTCAAAATCGCCCGATTTAAAGGCCGCGGAAACCTCCCCGAGTTTTCGCTAAAAGGTGCAAAATCGGCGCAAAAAAGGTGCAAAGGGTTTTCCCATGGAATCAACGACATGACAAAAACTTCCCCTTATATAGACGATGGACAAGCGTCGCGCTGCACCCTTTCCGATTCTGGGAGGGATGTGCGCGACCTCAACGGGCGCCTAAAGGTGATCCTTCGGCGCAAGCGGGTGCGGGACGGATACGTCACGTTTCTAAGCATGCTGGACGATGGGCAATTCATTACCGCTTCCGCGCTTGCGAAGGAGCTCGGGATGCCCACGACGACGGTGAGGAATGACCTGATGGCGCTGTTTCGCAGCATGGACATTCCGCTCGATGATCAATTCCGGTATCGCAGGAGCCAGCGGAAGCCATGGCATGCTGGGAAGATGGGCGGCACCGTGGTGCCCTTCTACGATAGGGGCCGCCGTGAAAACCGCGGTTGACGAAAAGCGGCCGCCGCACCCGCAGATTGCCATTTCTCATAGCATGGCGGACCCTACGGCCAATTCGCTCGCCATGGCGTATATCAAATACCTGATGGACCGGACCCACAGCACCGCCGAGAAGGTGCGCGACGCCTATTTCTCCCAGACTGGGAATGTGCCGGAGGGAAATCCTGGCAATTTCCGCAAGTGGGCCGGGCAGCGGGTGTATGTCATGGACCAGCTGGGTCGCGATCCTTTCGCAGGTGACGCATGATCCGCCTTCTCATCGGGGACTGCCGGGAGATGCTGGCCACGCTGCCTGATCGCTCGGTGCAGACCTGCGTGACGAGTCCGCCGTATTTTGGGCTCCGGGACTACGGGACGGCATCGTGGGAAGGCGGGGACGGGGGTTGCGATCACATCGCACCAGCGCGCGGAGGGCATGGCAAGGAAACGCTCGGCGGCGGGACTGATAACCAGGGCGCGGCACGCACTGTCCAATTCTCGGCTGATTGCGGCAAGTGCGGCGCCCGTCGCATAGACCAGCAGATCGGCCTGGAGCCCACGCCCGACGCCTACGTTGCCGAGCTGGTGGCGGTCTTCCGCGAGGTCCGCAGGGTGCTCCGGGACGACGGCACGCTCTGGCTTAACCTGGGGGACAGCTACGCGGGCGGCGGCACGATCGGCCGCAACGATACCGGACCTGAGGACATCGCCCGTCGTGCTGCAGCCTACGGCACCGGGACAGGCAGCGGCTCAGCAATCATGGCGCAAGGGCAACGCAAGCCCATCAGCGGCTACAAACCCAAAGACCTCATCGGCATTCCATGGCTCGTCGCCTTCGCCCTCCGCGCGGACGGCTGGTATCTGCGATCCGAAATCATATGGTCGAAGCCAAATCCCATGCCTGAGTCGGTGACGGATCGCCCGACCAAGGCGCATGAGCAGGTTTTCCTTCTCAGCAAGTCGGCGCGGTATTTCTACGATGCAAAGGCGATTGCGGAGCCGGCTCTTTATCCTGATGACGATCGGAAAGCGCGGGCGGCGATTGACCAAAAGCGGATGCCATCCGTGGACATTGCCGGGATTAGGCCGGGATCATCCACCTACGAAACCCGCAACAAGCGCTCAGTCTGGACCATAGCCACACAGCCCTTTGCTGGAAGTCATTTTGCGGTTATGCCGCCTGACCTCGCCGAGACGTGCATCAAGGCAGGCAGCAGCGAGCGCGGCCAGTGCCCGCACTGCGGGGCGCCGTGGGTGCGGCAGGTGGAGCGCACGGCGATGGTGTTGGCCCGATCCGACCGGACGCACGAGCTAGGGCGCACGCGCTCAAGCGGCACGATGGTCGAGCCACCGACGAGCACGACAACCGGATGGGCGCAGTCGTGCGCATGTCCCGAGCATCAGCCGGTCCCGCAGGTGGTGCTCGACCCATTCGGCGGAGCAGGCACGACCGCGCTCGTAGCCGACCGACTGCAGCGGGACGCGGTGATGATCGAGCTAAATCGGGCGTATGCCGACCTCGGGATCAATCGGGTGATGGACGACGCCGGGCTATTCGGGGAGATTGCCGCAGAATGACCGCGCCCGATCCCGCTTTGCATCCCAGCACCTTCATCGACGAGGAGCTATCCGCTCGCGGGTGGAATCGAGACGACCTAGCCGAGCGAATGCCGGGGGATACCGCCACTAACAAACTGATCCTAGACATGTACGCCGAGGTTGGCCCGACCGATCCGCGCTGCCGTCTCGGCGTAACGTCGGCATCCCTGGGCGAGGCATTCGATATTTCCATCACGTTTTTCGTGCGGCTCGAGGCGCTATGGCTGGCGAGTGCGAAATGACTACGATCCGCGCAACCGTAATGAGCCGGGGCATGGCGATCAAGGCGCTGATCCTGACCTTTGCGCTAGGAGTGGTCGTCGGCTCCATGCTCTGGTCGTCTCTCATGCTAATTCCGATTGTGCGCTGTCTGGGTGTTGCCGTTGCGATTGTGCATCATGAGGGGATTACCGATAGGGCAGAGAAGGATGCGCGGATGCTGGAGATCTGCCCGCCATGACGCACCAGGACATCAATGCAGCCC